AAGAAATACTGAGTTTTCTGTATCCAATTTAAGAGCATTTACTCAATATTATTCATTCCTAGATGGTATTTCTACAATTGATTTTACTCCAAAATTAATCGAAGTAACTAGTGATATACAACTACAAAATCCAGGTACTGATGGTAGTTTTCTTGTTGGGGAAAACGTAGTCGGATTTGATAATGGTGTTCCAATTATAACATTTAGACTTGCACAACCAAATCATAAATCTGGGTCTTTTAATAATCCATCAAAAACATATGATGTAAATCCATATTCAAAATCAGAAATTTTACCAACAGCATATAGTGAATCATCTACAGTATTAAACATTGATACATTCTCACTGTCAGAAGAAGCACAAGGATTATATTCTGGTTACTTAGTTCGTAGAGCAATTTTAATCGGAGAAACTAGTGGTGCGGCAGCATATGTTAAAGATTTGAGATTAATTACTGATAATTATGGTGATTTGATTGGTACATTCTTTATTAGAGATCCAAATACATTACCACCACCAATTATAAGAGTTCCTACAGGAAATAAAACATTTAAATTATCTTCATCTCCAACAAATGAAAATGGTTTATTAAATGGCACTGACATTTCATCTGCCGAGAGTAATTACTTATCTGAGGGAACTATACAAACATATCAAAATATAATCAGAATTCATACTATAAATGCATCATTAAATACCACTAATAATATAAGAACGAGAACATTAAATGCTGTAAGAAATGAAAATATTTCATCAATAAATCTTCCAGCACCTCCGGCACCTATTGTTAATGTAACTCAACAAAATATAAATGTTACTCAGAATATCACAAATGTAACAAGAAATGTTACCAGAGTCATACAACAACAGATTTATTCAGATCCTTTAGCACAAACATTCCTTGTTGGATCTAGTAGAGGTTTAAACTCATTTAATGATGATGTTAATGGTGCATTTATAACTGCTGTTGATCTTTTCTTTGCTAAAAAAGATCCAGGGAATGCTCCAGTTACAATACAAGTAAGAACAGTTGAATTTGGAACACCAACATTAACAATTATTGGTGATCCAGTAACTCTAAGTCCGGACGATATAAAAACTTCAACCGATGGTTCAGTTGCAACTAAAGTTACATTCCCATATCCAATATTTTTACCACCTGGATTAGAATATGCAATAGTAATATTAGCACCACAAAGTGATCAATATGAACTTTGGGTTGCTAGAATGGGAGAGACAACAGTTAATACATTAAATCTCCCAGATGTTGAAAGTGTTAGATATACAAAACAGTTTGCTATTGGAAGTTTGTTTAAGTCTCAAAATGGATCAATATGGACTGATGATCAATATGAAGACTTGAAATTTAAACTATATAAGGCTAAATTCAATTCTTTAAATGGTATTGCATATTTCCAAAACCCAACATTAAGTAAGAGTAATGGATATGTTAGAAATCTGATAAACAATCCGATTACAACATTACCAAGAAAACTTAAAGTAGGAATAACAACAGTATATGATAGTACACAAGTAGATACTATTTTAACTGTAGGTAGAAAGGTAGGTGAAACAACTAAAAACTACATATATGGAAATATTGTTGGTACGGGATGTTCAGTATCATCGGTTGCTATTAGCACTGGTGGAAGAAACTACTCTGTTGGAATTTCTACTGTAGAAACATTTAATGTTACTGGAAATGGTTCTGGTTTAAAATTAAAAGTTACTGTGGGTTCAAATGGAACTATTACATCTACAACCATTAATCAACACGGAAATGGGTATTCGATTGGTGACATAGTTGGAATTGTAACTTCAAATATTACAGGATCTTCTAATTTAAGTAAAGGTCAAAATGCTTTAATAACAATAACAGGAAATAATAATGCCATTGATACTTTGTATTTAAGTGGTGTTCAAGGAAATGCTTTCACAAATGGAACTGCAGAACTAGTCTATTATAATGATTCTAATACTAGAGTTACTTTAGGTTCTACTATTATTCAATCATCTGAGACTTATGGTTCATATTCTGAAGGAAATTACTTTAAAGTAAATCATTTTAATCATGGAATGTATGCAGCAAATAACATAGTTGAACTAAGTGATATTACACCAGATACACCTGGAGTAATTTTATCATCTCAACTTCTAAGAACAGATTCTACATTAAATATACCTTCTGTAGACACCACATATTTCCAAACCTTTGAAGGATCTGCGGTTAGTTCATCAAATCCTGGATATTTAATAATTAACAACGAAATAATTAAATATACCACTGTCCAATCATCATCCCTAGAAGGTTTGGAAAGAGGTATTGATAATACTATTGCAATTAATCATCCAGAAAATTCAATTATTCGTAAATATGAACTCAGTGGTGTTTCTCTTAGAAGAATTAACAAAACTCATAACATTGTTGATTCTGGAATTGAATTGGATAGTTATTATTTGCAAATTAATAGGGATGGTTTCGAGGATTCAAATATTTTTGGATTTAATAGATCTGATGATGACCCAGGTAATTTCTATCCAATGCTATCCTTTAATTCCGAAAAAAATGTTGGGGGATCTACAGCATATGCATCGGAAAATATCATTTATGACACTGCAATACCTTTCTACAATATTATCATACCTGGAGCGACAACTGAAGTTACTGCACAGATGAGAACAATAACTGGTACTAGTGCAAATGGAAATGAAACCTCATTTACTGATCTTGGTTATGAAAATGTTCAAATCAATCAGGCAAATAAATTGAATAATATTAGAATGATTTCATCTAAGGTTAATTCTGACGAATATTTGGATGCATTACCTAGAAATAAATCTCTAATAACAGCATTAACTTTATCATCAGATAATTATAATCTTTCACCAATGATTTTCTTGGATGATACATTCACAGAATTCCATAATGCAAGATTAAATAATCCAGTTTCTAATTATGTAACCGATGGTAGAGTAAATGGTCTTACAGATGATCCCCATGCAGCGATTTACGTTTCTAGAACTATTCGATTATCACAACCTTCAAACAGTCTAAGAGTTTTATTATCAGCATACAAACATCCATCTTCAGATTTCAGAGTTTTATATTCATTAGTAAGACCAGAATCAAATGAATCATTACCATCATTTAACTTGTTCCCTGGATATAATAATTTGACAATCGACAACAATCTTGATGGTTACTTTGATGTTGTCGATGAAAGTAAAAATAGTGGATTATCTGATACATTTGTTCCAAGTAGTTTGGAAAATCAATTCTTAGAGTATCAGTATACTGCGGCAAATGTTGGTCCATTTATTGGATTTACTATCAAAATCGTGATGTCAGGTACAAGACAAGATAAATATCCCAGATTTAGAGATTTAAGAGCAATTGCATTAGCATGATGGATCATTTAATATCAGTTGAAGGGCACCCTAATCTTTTCAGAGATGAAAAAACGGGTGCCATAGTGAATTGTGATAATGTAGCATATGAACATTATTTAAATAGTGTTTCAAATAGAATGAATACAAAAAAAGAAATTCAAAATCTAAAAGGTGAAGTTCAAGAAATTAAATCTCTATTAAAGGAGTTACTAAATGAAACCAGAAGACATTGAACTTAGTGATATTAACAAATTATTCGAATACGAAAAACATTGTAGAGTAATTGATGAACTAAGTGTTGATGAACTAAGGACTTTTTCTAAATTGTATTTTAAATTATATTTAAAACAGCAAGAAGTAGTATCATTATTTAACTAACATAAATAGTCCATAGGCGTATTTTTGATGGTAGATGGCATCACCATATGTAGTTAATTTAAGCATCAATAGTGGGACTTCTTTTACCCAGACATTTACTTTAGCTAATGAGAATGGGTCTGCACTTAATCTTACAAATTATGATGTTAAATCTCAACTAAGAAAACATCCTCAAAGTAACTCATATGTCAACTTCATCGCTACTGCTGTTTCTCCACCTTCTGGTGGTGTTATAAAAATTGAACTAGACCCATCATCTACTACCAGTTTAAAATCTGGAAGATATATGTATGACATTATTATCACAAATAACGGGACTGGTGAAAAAACAAAAGTTATAGAAGGTTCTGCGTTAGTTTCAAAAAGTATAACAAGAGATAGTTAATGCTATGGCAAAACCATCAACAAGACAAGAATTGATTGATTATTGTCTCAGAAGACTTGGAGCACCAGTATTAGAAATTAACGTAGATGATGATCAAATAGATGATTTAGTTGATGATGCTCTGCAATATTTTAACGAGCGTCATTTTGATGGTGTTGAGAGAATGTACTTAAAATATCAAATAACACAGGAAGATATTGATAGAGGTAGGGCAAAAGAAACTAATGGTACTGGAATAACAACCACCACAGGAACATCAAGTATTGGTACTTTTAATTTTTATGAGACCTCGAATTATATTCAAGTACCAGATTCTGTAATTGGAATAGAAAAAGTATTTAAATTTGATACCAGTTCGATATCTGGTGGTATGTTTAGTATAAAATATCAATTGTTTTTAAACGACTTATATTATTTTAATTCAGTTGAACTATTACAATATGCAATGGTTAAGTCATACCTTGAGGATATAGACTTTTTATTGACAACAGATAAACAAATAAGATTTAATAAAAGACAAAATAGAATGTATTTGGATATTGATTGGGGAGCACAATCCGCTGGCAATTTTATAGTTATTGATTGCTATAGAATTTTAAATCCTAATGATTTTACTAAAGTATACAATGATAGTTTCTTGAAACAATACTTGACATCTTTAATAAAAAGACAATGGGGACAAAATTTAATTAAGTTTAGAGGTGTTAAGTTGCCTGGTGGTATTGAATTGAATGGAAGAGAGTTATATGATGATGGGCAAAGAGAATTAGATGATTTAAAGCAAAGAATGACCTCCGAATACGAACTTCCCCCATATGACTTCATAGGATAATTATGGCATTAAATCCATTTTTTCTTCAAGGTTCAGATTCTGAACAAGATTTAATTCAACAGTTGATTAATGAACAACTTAAAATTTTTGGTGTGGAAGTATCATATTTACCCCAAAAATTTATCAGAAAAGAAACAATATTAAGAGAAGTTAGTGCATCAAAATTTGACGATAACTTTTCAATAGAAGCATATGTAAGTAATTTTGATGGATATACTGGATCTGGAGATATTCTATCAAAATTTGGAATGAACTTGAAGGATGAATTAACATTAATTATATCCAAAGAAAGGTTTGAGGATTTTATTGCACCATTCTTAACTGATATGGATCCAGATGAAATAATAGTATCTACTAGACCAAGAGAAGGAGATTTAATTTATTTTCCATTAGGTAAAAGATTATTTGAAATAAAGTTTGTTGAGCACGAACAACCATTTTATCAATTAGGAAAAACTTATGTTTATGAACTGAAATGTGAACTGTTCGAATACTCTGATAATATTGGTGGATGGGATAATGTAAATACAACTGTTGAAGAAATTGATAGAACTTTAGAAAATCAAGGATATATCACAACTCTTAAATTATTTCCTTCTGGAACACAAGCAACCGCAGAAACTTCTATCGTAACTGGATATGTTAGAAAAATAAATTTGATTAACGATGGATATAATTATACTACAACACCCACCGTATCAATTAGTACGGCTCCTTCAGGTGGTGTAAATGCAGAGGCAGTTGCAATTACTTCTTGTATAGGAAATTTCTGTTCTGTAAAAGAAATTTTATTAGTAAATCCTGGTGCAGGATATACTGTAGAACCTACAGTAATAATCTCAGGATCTACTGGTGTTGGAGCAACTGCAAGAGCAGTTATTGAAAAAACATATTCTGGGATTGGGAGTATAACAATAACTGATAATGGTTCTGGATACGTTACTTCTCCATCAATAGGATTTTCTGCGCCAACTGTTGGTGTTGCAATCACTGCAGCGGCAAGAACTATTGTAAATGCTGACGGTCAAATTAGTAGAATATTAATTTCTGATGCTGGAATTGGTTACACATCAAATCCAACAATATCAATATCAAATCCACCACTACTTGTTGGAATAAATACTTATATATTTAATGAAGTAGTTACTGGGGAAACATCTGGTGCCAAGAGTAGAGTAAAAACTTGGGATAGTACTACTAATACTTTAAAAGTTGGTACGGTAAGTGGAGACTTTATATTAGGTGAAATCATAGTTGGATCAATATCTTCAGCAAGATATCCACTTCAAAAGTACCAAGTATCTGATTTATATGATAAATATGAACAAAACGATGAAATTCAACAAGAGTCAAATTCTATTGTTGATTTTTCAGAATCTAATTTATTCGGTAACTATTAATGCTAGGAACATATTTTTATCACCAAAACATTAGAAAAACGATTATTTCTTTTGGTAATTTATTTAATAATATAACCATACAACACAAAGATGGTGATGGAAATGATTATAGTGATGTTAGAGTTCCTTTAGCATATGGACCAACTCAGAAATTTTTGGCACGTTTAGAACAACAGGCAGATTTGAATAAACCAGTTGCAATAACTTTGCCTAGAATGTCTTTTGAAATGAATTCTATAAAGTATGACGCCTCAAGAAAATCTGGTATCTCACAGTCATTCAAAGCTTCTGATGGGAATAATATAAAGAAAGTTTTTATGCCAGTTCCTTACAATATAGGATTTGAATTGAACATAATGGCAAAATTGAATGATGATGTACTTCAAATTATTGAACAAATTTTGCCATTTTTTCAACCAGCATTTACGGTAACAGTAGATATGGTTGATACTATTGGAGAAAAGAAAGATATACCAATAGTTTTAGATGACATTTCATTTAGAGATGATTACGAAGGTGATTTTTCTACTAGAAGGATTCTATTATATACTTTACAATTTACAGCAAAAACTTATCTCTTCGGTCCTATATCCGATAGCACTGATGGTCTTATCCGCAAAGTACAAGTGGATATGTATTCATCTACTGATACTCAGACTGCAAGAAGAGAAATGAGATATACAGTTACACCAGATCCAATTGATGCAGATCCTGACGATGATTTTGGATTTAATGAAAATTGGGAGTTCTTTGGAGACGCTAAAGTTTATAGTCCAGTTCAACAAACGGATCTTTGATTATTATGAAACCTAAAAATTTTGATAAATTAGATGATGTATTAAATACATCGAGCGAGATTCAAATATGTGATAATTCTGATGCAATTATAGTTAACAATGAAGTGAAAGAATTTTCGACATCTTCTGTTGATATAAAAAAAGATTATGAATATACAAGAGCAAATCTTTACTCTTTAATTGAAAAGGGGCAAGAAGCAATTGATGGAATTATGGAACTTGCTTCGGAAAGTGATCAACCAAGAGCATATGAAGTTGCAGGACAGTTAATTAAAAGTGTTGGTGATGTTACAGATAAACTGATAGACTTGCAAAAGAAATTAAAAGATATTGAAGATGAATCAGTAAAAACAACAAATAATGTTACAAACAATGCAGTATTTGTAGGGTCTACTTCCGAACTATCAAAATTGTTAAAGCAAGGTTTTCTAAATAATAAGGAATAGATTTTTTCTACAATGAGTTGGTCTGAAAAATATAAAAAATCTATAGATTGTGACAATCCAAAAGGATTTTCACAAAAGGCTCATTGTCAGGGAAAAAAGAAAAAAATGAATTTTAGTGAATTTAAAGATCCATTAAAATTTTCTAAATTTACTCATAAAACAAAGCACCTTGGAAAGGCAGTTCACCAGTTAGATCCAAATTTGGATTTAAAACACCTGGTTCATCATGCATCAGTTCAATATTTGGATAAAGATGCTGATGGTGATGTTGATATATTTGATAAAATGAATATACCAGATGAAAGTCCAGATAAAGATTTTGAAAAAACTTCCAAAAAATTAATTAAAAAGCAAAAGGGTGAGATTGAACATAGTAAGAAAAAAATTGCTTACTATGAAGGAACTCTCCATCATTGGTTTAAAGGTTCTAAGTCGAAAGATGGAAAACCTGGTTGGGTTCAAGCAGATGGTTCCCCATGTGCAAATGAACCTGGTGAAACTAAGACACCAAAATGTTTTAGTAGTGGAAGACTTAAATCGTTAAAGAAAAAGGGTAAAAAAGGTGAA